ATTGTGCATTCCAGTTTTTAGTTGAGATAGATGCTTTTACAGATAATAAATCTTCTTTACTCCAATACTCAGGCCACACAGGTTCATCATTTGGTAAGATTGCAGGGAACTCAATTACTTTCCACTTATCAGCTTTTATTTCTGATTGAGCCTTCACTAATCTACCTGTTAGATCATCAGTTGCCCAACGAGTCATAATAACTAAAATTCTTCCTCCAGGTTGTAAACGTTGTCTAGGACCAGAGTTGTACCATTCGTAAGCACGTTCCATGGCAGAGTCTGACATTGAATCTTGTTCAGTATGTGGGTCATCGATAATAAGTAAATCCGCCCCTCGTCCTGTAATAGAACCGCCTACCCCCGCTGCAAAATATTCTCCCCCATGATTTGTCTCCCATCGGCCTTTTGCCTTACTATCTTCTCGAAGTGTAACATTACCAAAGATCTCTTTGTACTCCTTGGTGTTCATTAAATTTCTAACTTTGCTACCGAACCTTGCAGCTAGTTCAGCATTGTGTGATACCTGCATAATCTTTTTCTTTGGATACTTACCAATATACCAAGCAGGGAATAAATAAGATGCAAACTCAGATTTGGTATGCCTAGGAGGCATATTGACAATGAGCCTCTTAGCATCGCCATCGGCTACCTCATGGAATGCTTGAGCAATAATTTGATGATGACCATATTTCTTAGGGTTATTTGTTTTTCTGTAAATAAAATCTTGCCAAACAGACTCAACAAAAACTAAAAAATTATCCTGGCATAACTTGATCCACTCTAATTGCTTCTTTAAAATAATATCTTTTATTTCTTCTTCTGTAAGATTCTCTATATTCATACCGTTTGGGACCCTAGTATATTTGTATATCTTGCTTTGTAAACCTCTTTGCATAAAAAGCCCACGCCCTAGACGCGAAATCCTGATCGCGTTTTTTTAGATTGCAGGTGTTAGATAAAAAGAGCCTTGTAATAGATACACCTATAGCCCAGACGGGCTATAGGTTTTCATATGAACTTTATTGTTGTGGGGTATGTAATGCCTGTACCAATGTTGAGAACTTCTTTAAGACATTGTCTTTAAATTCGTCAACACAAGGGTTGCCTACATTCTCAAGTATGTGTTTCTCACACTCACCCATTAACAACTGAAACATGATCTCATAATTAAGTTGTTTCTTAACTCCATTATCTATAACCATGTCACTTAATTGAGTAGGCGATTTCTCGCCCACTCTTTCTGCTAATACTTTAGCAATATTGATTAACTCGTTATTGGACATTGTTATCTCCAATAGCTTTATACTCACAATAAGCCACTTGCTTTTGGTGAGTATTCCATAAATCTAAATGTGCTAATTTAAATTTATCTTTGTCAAAAGATTTTCTAACTCGGTTAATCTTTTGTAATCCAAAACTATTACCATGCTCGTCTTGTACAATAATTAAGTTTTGGTTTGTTCTATCAAATAGATTAACAACGTGTTCTTTCATGCTGTCTAACTCTTTGTTAAGTCTATTTGCTTTCAGTTTAAGTGTAGCATAAGCTAAGACTACTTTTTTCTCGTCTTGCTTTAGCTTTTTTACTGTCTGCATTTTTACCTCTTTGTTAAGTTATGTATTCTTATGAATACCCCCTTGTCTTATCAAATCCCATGATTAATGCAATAGCTAATTTAATTTATTTTTATCTTTATTTATAGTTATTATTGGCTCAACTTGTAATTGAACTCCTGTTTTTTCCACAAGCTTGGCGAGTTGATCTATAATTTTATCTTGCTCGGTTTGACCTAACCTGCGAGACGAGGCGACATTTGTCGCCTCAACTTTTTTATCTTTCGGCATTACCAACTACACCAATATTCTACGACCTTTTTATCATTGATCGCTTGTTCGCAAAACTTTAAGAACTTGATGTCCTGCTCTTTGTATTCTTTAACACTCTCTTCTTGGAACTGCTGACCCCAGAAAAAACCATCTTCGGCTACGTAATCCTTATAACCATTCTGTATCTGTTCAGCTAATTCTCTCACGACGTCTTCAGTCATATAACATGGTGCATCTTGATCTGCGTTAAATCCCAGATGTGCCAAATGTCCCTCATGTTTATGACAGACATTTTGTTCGTCCCACTTTGCCGACATGAACTGCTGAAGTCTCGCGTGTTTTCTCCATGTAAAGACCTTTGAGTTTTCCTCTTTATCATCAGAGAAAACTTTATCCCAATTTACTTTATGACCACGAAGATGTGCGTGTTGATCTAAACCCATAACTCTCCTTTGTTAGTTTCATTCATAAAGTATGTGTCTTACCATATCCCATAAATATATCAAGAACTATCTTTTAGAATTATTCTAAATTGTAGCTGCTGGTTTGTGCCAAACTTTTGAACTGAAAGTTACTGGGCTGGATGGATCTACTTATAACGAGACCACGCAACAGATTATACTAGTCCGACGAGCGAGAGTATGAGAAGGGCCGTGCCAACCAGTGTGAAAGTTGGTGCAAGGAAAAGAAGGCACAAGTAAACGACAACGAAGGTCATTGGTTACCAGCCAGTTCCTGGGCCCGAACTTCTACCGCCCACCAAACCAAATCATTAACGAGCTGTGTCAACGAGCCGGGATCTCGAGATATGTGGAGTAACATATTACCCTTCTGTATTCCAGCTTCGTCAGCCTGCTCCTGGACCAGCTGCCAGATCTCTTCCTGATGGTGCTCATGAAACGACTCCGTCTCCGCGTAGTACGTAAGGCCCGACACGCCTCCTTTGCAACCGTGCTGCGCAATGTCTGATATTAATCCTAGTTCCTGCTTTTCGTATTCCACCAAGCATTCTTTGATGGATGGCATCTTGTACCACTCTTGTAGTTCATCACTCATGTTATGTCTCTCCTGGTTAGTTAGCTATCAGGGATCGGTACCGTGCTTAAAGCTCTCCCTGTAGCTCCTCATACATAAGATATCATGGGACAGATGTCAAGCTCTTATTTTTTTTAATTTATCATCGATCCGGTGTAACAGGTCAGCTGAGTCTGCCCTGAGATTAAACTCTTTGTTGTTAGTCTCATCTTCTAAATTTTCAACGAGCCACTGCCGTACAAAATTTACCAGCCCAGTCAGCTCAGTGTTCTCCTTCTGCAGCCCCTTAAGTCTAGTATCGTACAAACGAGCTTTGTTCTGTGATTGAACGAGACCGATGTCTTCATTAAACTCCGTCATTTTAAAACGATACGAAATCATGGGACACATGTCAAGGGAAAAGTTCGCCATCCCAGCTCCTGAAGGCTGTGGGAAGTTACTGGGGGGCTGGTTAGTAGTTCAGAAAACGAGAGCGAGGTTGGCTATTCAAACGAGGACGAGATCCTGGTTACCCGGCCCCGTGCAACAACAAAGAGGTAAAAAAACACGAGGCCAGGAAACGAGGACGAGCTTCGCCATCAGGGGCTCAGCTGATCCAGCAGGGCATGCTGGACCGATGGCCATTGTCCTGTAGACGAGAACGACGCAAACGACACAAGGGAACGAGGATCAGTGAAACCGGACACCGGTCTGTACAGTTTAAGAGACCTCTTCGAGAGGGTCTCTTCCAAGATAAAAACAGCTCCTCCTGCTTTTATATACCTGTTGATCCAAACAATTTGCCACTTGTTTAGTTTAGGATAGTTATGTTCGTCAGATTTAAGTTCTAACCAAAAAACTTTACTATTGCAAACCCCATGCACATCAGGGATTCCATTAATTGTGCTAGATTCTATGCGGGTTAGAAAACATTTATTAAATCCTTTCTTAACCTTTTGCCATAGTAAGCTTTCCCTGTTTTTTATAGGCATCTATTAACTAAACATTTAACACAACTATGTTTATGTTAGTTCTCATAGGACTATCAGTTTGTGTTACTGGCCTATGTTTTTTAGATCCATCAAATACCAACATTGAGTTAGCTTTTGAGCTAAACTTCTCCCCCGATTCAAACTCTGTGTAGCCATCACAAGTATTTAAATTATATAAATAAACAGTATGAGGATATCTCTCATCAGTGTGAAAGACATATTTAGTTCGCTCAGGATAATAAAAATAATTGTTAACCCAAGCTCTCTGGATTGAAGTAAACTCTAGCTTACCCATAATAGGAAACATGACCTGATCAAAGAATGGTGAAAAACGCTTCTCTGGTTCTAAAGTGAATAAGTAATGTTGTTGTTTAACTTTAGCATTAAAGTCTATTACTTTTGGACAATAGATATTGTTGTTATCATTGATGTCAGTTGTTTCATTCAACCAAGTAAAATTTCTACCCCAAATAATATCACATATTCCTTTATGCATTTCATCAGGGAGAAAGTTCTCAATTAATTTCATAGCTTAGTTACTTTTACAATAACTGAATTAGGAATAATAGTAGTATTTCCTATCTCCTCTATCTCTCCATTATCTTTTGTACTGCAGTCAGCAAACAATCTTGTAATACCCTTACTTTGACTATACAAATGACCTTTAGATGTACATGTAGCTAACTTAGATTTTTGTAGTTCTTCAAAACTACACCAACTTGCATTTGAGACAATGTCCAACCAATCTACTGATACCATTGGATACTTATCTCTCCAATGTTTGGCCTTCTTGTTAATTGTAATTTTCTTTTTACTCTTTGTCATCTATCTTTACATTTATAGTTCCAACAGATGTACAGATTGTGGAGTTATGTACCTCGTTAAATACAGTCAGGTATTCAGACCAACTAGCCGTTTGTAATTTCTTCAAAATCTTTGGACTCAATTGTTTTTGAGTTGTGTCCATCGATCTTGTCTGAAAGCTCTTGTAGTTTCTCTTCAAGTTGCTCACGTGACATACCCTCCAAACCAGTAACTGTTACTTCTTTACGATCAACAAAAGCACCTGCTAATTGGCCAGATCTATATTCAGCATTTATAGCAGCAGCATATTGATCTTTCTTCTCAGCCTTGTCAGCAAGTCTTTCGAATCTTTTATATCTTCTGAGGTTGTCACCTTTATATTTTTGTAACTCTTTTTCAAATCTTTTATCGTAGTAAGCAGCAACGTGAGGATTATACTTTCTACTTAACAATTGAGATGCATAAGAAGTATAACCTTTCTCTTCTTTCATTACATAACCTGCTCTCTTTAGAGCTTCACCTTGTGTAATTGAACCATGATCTTGCACTAATATCTCTACAAACATCCTTTGTTTTGGAGTTAGGTCAGCATCAGTTCTTAATTGTTTTTTCTTTAAACCCATTATTTTAATTTGTTAATATCTCTAATTATACTTCTATTTTTAAGTTTATCTTTTTTACTAAGTTGTGTTTTTAACCTATCTCTTAGTCCTGCTTTAACATCAGATTTAGCAGTAGCTCTTGAAACCTTAGAATCTTTAACAATCTTACCTGTTTTTTTGGCTGTTTTAAAAAACTCTTTAGCAGCTTGTTTGATTGGAACAGTCAAAAGTCCACCTAATAACATTTTTTTATACATAATTTTCTACTATATAGATTATTTCATCAAAAAGTAACTACCCTAAAAAGTCCTGATAGCGTTCCCGCAAGACATGGTATAGTGGTGTATCCATAGATACACCATAGATACACCATAGATACAGTACAAAATCGTCTTAAAACGTTGTTATTATTACATTATTATTGCTTAGATACACCAGATACACCATTATTACCCCTTGGGGTACTTTTTCTTTGTTAGGGGTCTATATAATCTATATAATAGATATTTGCCCGTTGTCCGGTATCCGGTAATATTTCGTAATATTACTATTTTATTTGCCACCGAACACCGATTATGGTACAGATTAGACATGGGATTAACAGTTAGTTTTTTCTATAAGTTACTATTCTGGGGGAAACTTTTTAGCTCTCTTGATCATCCCCCAGGAGTAAAATTTATTTTCCCACCATGACTAACTAAACCTTTTACTATTTTCTATCATAATTAGTTCTCTTATTTTTCTTCTCTCTTCCTTACTTCCTGCATTTCGATACAATCTATAAAGCTCTCGATAATTAATCCAAGAGTGCTGTATCTTATTAAAGATAACCTTTTTATGTTTAATAAGTTTTATATACTCATTTCTAATAAACTCAGGATCTAAGTCAGCAGACCAACAAACATCTTGAAAGTCAGACGTATTACCTAAAAACCATTTATGAGCGTCATGTTTAAGATAAGTTTCTTTTTTATATACGCTAATGGACAATGCATCTTCTAATGCTTGTACAATGATTGCTTGGAACAATCTCTGTTCAGGGTCAGCCTTGGGTTTTATAAGTTCGTTTGCCAACTTAATGCCCAAAAGTTTTAATAAGCTTGGTGAGCAAGTCACGATATTCCCTTATTTGTTTAAGCGGATATTTCGCATTTATAGCGTATTCTAGATGTTCATATATACTTTCAATAAAATCTACACGCTCATGGCCATCGTCCATGGACTTTACTATCTCTAAAGTATCTAGAATAAACTCTTTAGATGTTTTCATTTGCATATCCACGCTGCGGGAAAAGATATGGATGTATGGTGGCAACGTGGCTATGCATTCTTGACAATCAATTTAAGGCCTCTGCTTTCAGCTGCCTTTTTTCTGCCTGATTGCCATCTAGACTCGATTTTATCGAGAAAAGATAAACTGAAATTTCCTAAACCAAAATCATTACCACAGTACAACTGAAACATTAAACTCGTCAGCTCATCATAAGTCTTCTTATTAGGACAAACCATGACTAGCTTATCCAGAGCTGCGTTT